AGGAAAAGGACGGCACTAAGAAGGCCGCTCCTGCAAAGAAAGGCTTTAGCGACCTCGGTTTCTAATAACGGAGGTAGTATAAATGGCTATTGATATTTTTAACATTTAGCCTACCACTATCTCTCGCGACCTAAAGGGCAAGTTCGTATGTATTTACTCCTTGCCCAAGGTCGGTAAGACCAGTATGGCTTGTCAATTCCCTAAAAATTTGTTGCTAGCCTTTGAGAAAGGTTATAATGCGATTGCTGGCGTAAAGCCCGTTGATATTACTAAGTGGAGTGATTTTAAGTTGGTATTGCGCCAGCTTGAAAAGCCTGAAGCTCGCCAATTGTATGATACCGTAACCTTGGATACCGTTGGTATTGCTTGGGAAATGTGCGAACAATTTATTTGCGCACAGAATGGTGTTCAAAAGATTGCTGATATTCCTTGGGGCGGTGGCTACTCTGCTTGTAAGAAAGAATTCGAAGCTTGTCTGCGTAAGATTACTCAATTGGGCTATGGTCTTGTGATTATTGCTCACGTTGATAAAAGAATCGAAAAACGCGCAGATGATGATGAAGTTGAAATTCTTGGCCCCGCAATTCCTAAGCGCGCATATGAAATTGTCAATCAGCTAGTTGATATTATTGGCTATATTGATGTAACCTGGGATGAGGAAGGCAATTCTGAGCGTTGGTTGTATACAAGAAAGACCCCTACTGTTATGGCTGGTAGTCGTTTTAAGTATCTATCCCCTAAAATCAAGTTTGGCTATAAGGAACTTGTTGCAGCTATTTCTGAAGCAATTGACAAGTCCGAAAAACTTGATGGCGCGACTGTAGTTGACACAGCTGAGCAAGTAATTGAAGAAAAGCTTGACTACAAGGCAATCCGTGAAGAAGCATCTATGCTTTGGAAAACTTTGGTTGAAAGAGACCCCGAAAATGCTCCTGTTATCTTAAAAAAAGTAGAGATGATTTTTGGACGTCCTATGAAGTTATCTGAGATTACTGAAGATCAGGTTGATTTATTTAACCTGGTAGTCCTTGATATGAAAGATATGCTGGAAGACTAATATATATTTAGACCACCCTTAGAAATAAGGGTGGTTTTTCTAATTTGACTTTTTGAGAAAATTGTGATATAATATATGTAGGAAAATTAGAATAAAAGAAAGTGGTGATGCATTGTGGCAAAGGCGATGGTTCATTGTAGAGTTTGTAAGCAAGAATTTAACAGACTCGATCCCGCTTTGGTCGAAAATATTGACTGGGTTCAACCGGTCAAGAAGTTTTATTATCATAAGAAATGTTATGAAGATTTTGCTAATAAAAAGGGCAAAATTGGCGAGGGAGACATCACGCTTGAAGCAGAAGACGAAGTATGGCGTTCCGCAGTCTATGATTATTTAAAAAGAGATGTAAAAATTTTTATTGATTATCCTAAATTTATTTCTCAATGGAATAATTTCTTAAAAGATGGAAAAACTGCTAAAGGAATCTACTTTACTATTAGATATTTCTATGAAATCGAAAAAGGTGATCCATCTAAAGCCGAAGGTGGTATTGGTATTGTTTCTTATACTTATGAGAAGGGTACTACCTATTGGGGAGAAAGAAATCAAAAAGACAAAGGCATTGTCGCAGCTATTGAAAAACAAATTTTAGAAGCAGCCAACCAGAATGTTGTTAAAGTAAAACTTAAAAAGCAAAAAAGAGTAGTTAAATCTGCGGCAGACATGTTGGCTAAAGTAGACGCGGAGGATGAATAATGACAAGCAAGGGAACCATTCAACAAATTTTAGGTTCTCTGATGAAGCACCCACAGTTTTTAAGTGAAATTGATAAGTATAGCTTATCTATAACAGACTTTTCTACTAAATTTGAAAAATATATTTTTACCGCAATTCAAGGATTGTGGCAAAATGGTGCGCCAAAAATAACGGCTTTTGATATTGAAAGTTATATGGAAGCTAATGAGGCGGCAAAGAAAATTTTTGAGCAACAGAATGGTCTGGAATATTTGCAAGATATTGAAGAGTTTTCTAATGTAGAGAACTTTCCATATTATTATGCAAAGCTGAAAAAACTGAATCTACTCAGAGATTTAAAGAAACAAAATTTTCCAGTTGAAGAGTTTTATCAAGAAGATTTAACCGCGCCCAATGCGGCAGAAATCAATCAGCAGTTTGAAGATTTAACTGTAAGTGATATTATCACTTCGGTCAAGAAGAGATTGCTGATTTTGGAGTCTGATTATGCAGGGACAGAAGAGGTTCAAGAATGGGATATTGCAGGTGATATTGATGAATTGGTTGAGTCATTTGGAGAAGATGGAAGTGTTGGACTGCCTATTCAAGGCTCAATTTTTAACAAGGTCATTGATGGCGCGCAACGATCTTGTTTGACTATTCGTTCTGGTGCAAGTGGTACTGGCAAGACAAGAAATGCCGTAGCTGATGCGTGTCTACTGGCCTTTCCGTTAAGATATAATTCAGCAACCTGTGAATGGGAACAGAAGGGCAGTAATCAAAAAGTTTTGTTTATTATTACAGAGCAAACTGATAAGCAAATTAAGAAAATGATTTTGGCTTATTTGAGCGATATAAATGAGTCGAAATTTAAATATGGTGTTTTCACAGACGAAGAAAGAAAGGTATTAGCGCAAGCTAAACAGGTAATGAAAGATTTCTCGTCTAATTTTATTCTTGTAAGAATTCCAAATCCCACCATTGACTTGGTAAAAACTAAGGTGCGCGAAAAGGTTCTGTTACATGACATTGGATATGTGTTCTATGACTATATCTTTATTGGGCCTGCGCTGCTTAATGAGTTTCGTGGTTTTGGTGTTCGTAATGATGAAGTTCTACTTATGATGGCAACTGCCCTAAAAGATTTGGCAGTTGAATTGAATGTCTGTGTTTTTACATCAACCCAGGTCAATGCGAACGCAGATAATAACACAAACATCAGAAATGAGTCATCATTGGCGGGCGGTCGTTCTACAATCAACAAAGCTGATAATGGCGCAATTATGGCACGACCTACGAAAGAAGAACTAGAAACTTTAGAGCCAATTACCGCAACTTATGGTGAACCAAATTTGGTAACTGATATATTTAAAGTTCGTAGCGGCGAATGGACTCAAGTGCGTATTTGGTCTATAGTTGATCTAGGTCGCATGAAACGTGAAGATTTATTTATTACTGATTCTCGCCTTGAAGTTATTAAAGACTTCTATGCAGGCGATGAATATAATATCAGCGATTTTGAAGATGATGAGTTCTTGGAAATCAAAAGAAAGGTTGATTGGCTAAATGGATTATGAGGAAATCATTTCTAATCTTGATGTTGATTCTGTTATTTCATTAATGGAAAAATTAGGCGCGGACAGGCATAGTGATAGAGGGGGCTATATAGTCTTTCCTACTATTTGTCATAATATTGATTCATCAGAAGCCTCTATGAAATTATATTTTTACAAAGATACTAAATTATTCGTTTGTTATACAGAGTGTGGCAATATGTCAATTTTTAGGTTTTTAAAGCATTATTACGAAACTCGACAGATTGAGTATGATTGGTATCAGGATATCTACGAGGTCGTGTGTGATTGTTCTAATTTCAAGGGCATAGAAGGTTTTGCAGTTGAAAAATATAAAAGTCTGCATGATCGTTATGAAGTAAAACGAAAGGAAAAAGAATTGCCAGTATATTCTCCCAATGTATTGGATTGCTTTATTAAATATCACCCTCAAGAATGGCTTGAAGATGGTATAACAGAGGAAGTCATGGATAAGTTTGATATATCTTATTCAATTTCTCAAAATAAGATTATAATTCCTCATTATGATGTTAATGGACGTCTTGTCGGAATCAGAGGTCGCGCGCTGAATAAATGGGAGATTGAAAATGTTGGAAAATATGCTCCAATTAGAATAGAAAATATTTGGTATAAGCATCCTCTGTCAATGAATTTGTATGGTTTGAATGTGACTCAAAAAAACATTCGCGCACACAGTATTTGTTTTCTTTTTGAAAGCGAAAAATCTGTTATGCAAGCTGAGAGTTTTAAACTTCCAAATTGTTCTGTCGCTGTATGTGGCAGTAATTTTAACAAGTATCAGCTTAATATTTTAATGAAAGCTTGCGCGCCTCACGAAATAGTTCTATGCTTTGATAAGGAAGAATTACCTGGCGAAGACAGATATTTTAATAAATTATGGGATATATGCCAGAAATATAAAAATTATTGCAACTTTTCTTTCATTTATGATAGGGAAGGTTTGCTTGATTTAAAGGATTCTCCCACAGACAAGGGAGAAGAAACTTTTATAAAACTTTTGGGGAAAAGGGTAATAGTTAAATGAAGTGTAAATTAGTAAATGAAAATTTTAAAAGTGACTATGTTAATCAGCTTTTAAAAAGTCGCGGTGTTAAAAATCCTGCAGATTATTATGAACCTAGCACTCAATATCTACAAGATCCAAGAGCTTTGGAGAATATCGAGCGCGGAGTTAATCTATTGGTTGGCACGATAGCACTGGATGAGAAAATTTTAATTATAGTTGATTCTGATAATGATGGTTTTACCTCTGCAACTATTATGTATAACTATTTAAAAGATCTTGCTCCGGATTTGGAGATTGATTATGTGCTTCACGAAGGTAAGCAGCATGGTCTTGAAGATCATATAAAAGTCTTACTTGAAGGGGATAAACACTATGGGCTTGTTATCTGCCCAGACTCTTCCAGTAATGACTATAAATACCATGAACAATTAGCAGAAATTGACACAAGTGTACTAGTTCTTGATCACCATATCACCGACGAGAAGATAAGCGAAAATGCTGTTATTATTAACAATCAGCTTTCTCCAAATTATCTCAATAAAGAATTGACTGGCGCAGGCGTAGTATATCAGTTTTGTCGATATTTAGATACAAAGCTGGGCAAGTCTTATGCAGATAAGTATATGGACTTGGCGGCCTGGGGTATTATTGGTGATATGGGTTCCATGCTAGAAATGGAAAATAGATATATTGTGCGTGAAGGATTGAAGCACATTAATAACAAGTGTCTATTGGCTTTTATGGAAAAGCAGGCGTATTCTATTACTGGTGTAATGGGCGCGAGCCAGCAACAATTGATTGATGCAATGAATCCTATTAGCGTTGCTTTTTATATCGTTCCTCTTGTTAATGCGATGATTCGTGTTGGTACAATGCCTGAAAAGCGTCGTCTATTTGAAGCTTTCCTTGATGGTGATAAAATGATTCCTAGCGGTAAGCGTGGCGCGAAAGGCACTCTTGACAAGGCTGGGGTTGAGGCCGCTCGTGAATGCAGCAATGCACGCAATAGACAGAACAAGACACTTGATGAAGCAGTCGACGCGATTGAAATTAAAATTCATAAATATGATTTGCTTGAAAACAGAGTTTTGTTTGTGCGTCTTGATGATGATGATAGATTTCCCTCTGAACTGAATGGTCTTGTTGCGATGAAGCTTTCTGCAAAGTTTAAGCGTCCCACTATTGTTGCCCGCTTAAATAAAGAGGGATTTAACCGTGGCTCAATGCGCGGAATGAATCAAAGTGAGTTGACGTCTTTTAAGGATTTCTTGGAAAAGAGCGAGATGTTTGAATATGTTTCTGGACATGATAATGCAGCTGGTGTATCTATTCCTGATGCTCGTTTGCGCGACTTCCATAAATGGGCAAATGAATTACTTGCCGACGTTGATTTTGGCGAGAACTGTCACGACGTAAACTTTGAACGCATTGCCGCCGATGAGGATATTCGTGATATTATCATGGATATCGGCAGTCATTCCGGCATTTGGGGACAACAAAATAATGAGCCTCTTATTCACGTAAGTGACATTAATGTTACCATGAGTGATGTGAAAATTATGGGTAAAAATATGGATACTGTTAAGATTGAAAAGTTCGGTATTGCATATATGAAGTTCCATGCAAAAGATTTGATTGAGGATTTGAAGCAGTATTCAAAGGTCAAATTGGAGATTGTGGGCCGCGCGAATGTAAACTATTGGGGCGGTAATGTAATTCCTCAGATTTTTATTGACGATTATGAGGTGACTGATGATGCACTTGGGTTCTAATACAGAAATTACCTTTACAGCAACAAGCTGCTATATCAATAATGAATTATTATATAAGTTGGCTTATAGAATCTACGACCCTGACGGATATGAGTATGAGTATACCATCTTCGACTTGGCTAAAAAGAATTGACAAAATTATAAATTTATGATATAATATTTATATAAAGAATGAAGGGAAGGTGATGCTAAATGAAAACTACTACTTATCCTGGTAGTTTACATTGACCCAAAACCATACTCAGTATAGCAATCTACGTTTGCGTGATTGTATCATTAAAGAAAAAGATTTAATTGAATACGCTATTGAGCTTGGGCACGAGGTTGTGGCAATTACAGACCACGAAGCGGTATGTAATGCGGTAAAAGTAGAAAAAATCTACAAGAAAATTAAAAAAGATCATCCAGACTTTAAGGTAATCTTGGGCAACGAGATTTATCTGTGTCGCAATGGTTTAAATGCAGGTAACTTTAATAAAGACAATGATAGATATTTCCATTTTATTCTTTTGGCAAAGGATGCCGAAGGTCACAGACAAATTCGTGAGATTTCTTCTCGCGCTTGGCGTCGGAGCTACATGGCGCGAGGTATGCGTAGAGTTCCCACTTATTATCAAGATTTGATTGATGTTATCCGCGCGAACCCCGGTCACGTGGTGGGTTCTACCGCTTGCTTGGGTGGAGCGCTGGGTACTCAATTATTGAAATATAGAGAAACCAAGAATAGTGGTCTGTATGAAAAAATCATTCTTTGGTGCGAACAAATGCAGTGGATTTTTGGAGAAGAGAATTTTTATCTTGAGTTGCAGCCCGCAGCAAACAGAGAGCAGAAATATGTCAATAGAATGTTAATTGATATTGCCAATACTTATCACTTCCCTTATATCATAACAACTGATAGTCATTATTTGAAGAAAGAAGATAAGCCTATTCACAAGGCATATTTGAATTCTCAGAATGGTGACCGTGAGGTTGATGATTTCTATGCGACTACTTATATGATGAACACTGAGGAATTGGAATCCTTTATGGATATGAGCGAAACAGAGCTGCGCGAGGCTTATGCAAATATTCGTTATATCAAAGATATGTGCGAAGATTATAGTTTGTTAAAGCCTTTAAAAATTCCTCGACTTCCCTGGAAGGATATTGTCCTTCATACTAGCGCGCAGTGTAAAGCCTATATTGACCTTATTCCCTGGTTAGAAAAGTTTTTACTCTCTGATTATGAGGGTGATAGGGTTATGGCAAACCAGATTATTGAATGTCTGGAAAAGGAAGAACGCCTGCATGAGCAAAAAATTTATGACGCAATCAATGAATGTTTGGAAATGACTTGGATTTCCTCCGAGGTCAATAAAACTCATTGGTCTGCATATTATCTAAATCTACAAAAGATTATTGAGGAGTGTTGGAATGCAGGTACTCTCGTGGGTTGTGGGCGCGGTTCTGGCGTTGGTTTTATACTACTTTACCTTCTTGGGATTACGCAAATTAATCCCCAATGGGAGTCCACCAAAACTTTTGCTTGGCGTTTTCTTAATCCTGAGCGTGTATCTGTGCTTGATGTGGACGTTGATATCGAAGGAGGTCGTAGAAAGACTGTTCTCGATCATTTGAGAAAAGTTTATGGCGACGATAGAGTGGCCAACGTTGCGACTTTCGGCACTGAAAAGTCCAAGTCCGCAATCCTAACTGCTTGTCGTGGTTTAGGCATTGATGTTGACATCGCGCAGTATCTTGCTTCTATGATTGTAGCAGACCGTGGTATGCTTCGTACTCTCGACCAGACTTTTTATGGCGATGAGGAAAACGATTGGGCGCCCAATAAACAATTTGTATATGAAATGACAGAAAACTATCCCGAGGTTTGGCAGGTCGCAAAGAAGATTGAGGGTCTGGTTTGTCGTTTGGGCGAACACGCAGGTGGTGTTATCTTTGTTGACGAAGACTTTGAAAATTCCACCGCATTGATGCGCGCACCCAACGGCGATATTATGACCCAGTTTGACCTGCACGATTGTGAGGATTGTTCTCTGATTAAGTATGACTTGCTTTCCGTTGAAGCAATGGACAAAATTCATATTTGTCTTGATTTGTTGATAGAGCAAGGATATATTGAACAGAAAGAAACCTTGAAAGACACTTATGAAAGTGTTATTGGTATTTATAATCTTGAGCGCGAGGCACCGGAAATGTGGAAGATGGTTTGGAATCACGAAATCCAATCTCTATTCCAGATGGAAAAGCAATCCGGTATTCAAGGTATCGCTTTGACTCATCCTCAAAGTGTTGATGACCTCGCAGTATTAAACTCCGTTATTCGGTTGATGGCGCAAGAAAAGGGCGCCGAACAGCCTTTGAACAAGTTTGCTCGTTTCAAGAATGATATTCGTTATTGGTATGAGGAAATGGAGTCATATGGACTTACAAAAGAAGAGCAGAAACTGCTTGAGCCAGTTATTAAATTGTCTTATGGCATTTCTGAGTCCCAGGAAAAGTTTATGCAGTTGGTACAGATGCCCGAATGTGGTGGTTTCAATCTAACTTGGGCAGATAAACTTCGTAAGTCTATCGCAAAGAAAAATCCTGCGGCATATGAAGAATTACAGAGAGAATATTTTAAGACAGTCGAAGAAAAGGGACTTAGTAAAAACCTGTGTAACTATGTATGGAACGTGCTAGTCGCCACATCTCGTGGATATGGTTTTAATGCGTCTCACACTTTGGCTTATTCTTTGATTGCCCTACAAGAAATGAATTTGGCTTATCGCTTCCCCATCATGTTCTGGAATTGCGCTTGTCTGATTTCTGACGCAGGTGGCGCGGATAGTGAAGATGAAGAGATTGATGAACAGGCCGAAGAAGAAACCAAGACTGAAGAATCTTATGGCAATGAAATCGAGGATTTCAATGTCGATGATGATGATGTCGAAAGTAGCTATGAGGAAAATGAAGACTGTGATGGCTATCCCGCAGAAATCATTGTAACTCCTAGCGGCAAGAAGAAAAAGAAAGTGAAGTCTACTAACTATGGAAAAATCGCAACAGCAATTGGTAAAATCAAGTCCTCTGGCGTTGATGTGGCACCGCCGGATATCAACAAGTCGGATTATACATTCTACCCAGATGTCGAAGCAAACACAATTAGATATGGACTTAGCGGCATTACAAAAGTTGGTGAAGACCTCGTTCGAGCAATTATTGAAAACAGACCTTACAGTTCAGTAAGTGATTTAGCAAACAAGGTCAAAATCAACAAGGCGCAAATTGTCAATCTTATCAAGTCTGGTGCTTTTGATAGCTTCGGTGATAGAAAAGACATTATGCGTGAATATATCAATAGTGTTAGCGACACTAAAAAGCGAATTACTTTGCAGAATATGAAGATGTTGTGTGACTTTGGATTGATTCCGGATGAATATGACCTTCAGCGCAGAGTGTATAACTTTAACAAGTATGTAAAAAAGTTCAAGCATGAAGCATATTATTTATTTGACGATATTGCAATGCATTTCTTTGAAAAGCATTTTGATATGGATAAGCTTGAACCTACAGAATTATCTGAAAGCGGTTTTATGATTAAGCAAACTGTTTGGGATAACATTTATCAGCATCATATGGATATCATTCGTCCTTGGGTGAAGAAGAATGCAGACACTTTGCTTGAGCAGGTTAACGAAAGATTGACAAGAGATATGTGGAATAAATATTGTCTAGGCAATTTGAGTAAGTGGGAAATGGATGCCGTGTCTTTCTATTCTCACGAGCATGAGCTTGTTAAGTTGGATATGCGACGTTATGACCTAACTGATTTCGAAGATTTGTCCGAGAATCCCGTGGTCGAGCGAGTTATTCCTATTAAGGGCAAGCAAGTTCCCATTCTCAAGATTTATCGTATTTGTGGAACTGTGTTGGACAGAGATAAGGCGAAGAAAACTGTTACTTTGCTTACAACTAGTGGCGTTGTTACAGTAAAGATTTATGGTGGAGTATTCGCGCAGTATGACAAGCAAATTTCCGAACGTGGCGCGGACGGTAAGAAACACGTTGTTGAGAAATCTATGTTTACAAGAGGAAATAAAATCATTGTATGTGGTGTTCGTGATGGCGATAGCTTCCGCGCCAAGAAGTATTCTCGAACTCCTTTCCATCTTGTTGAACAGATTGTTGAAGTTCATGATGATGGCACAATGATTTCAAGAGCAAGGCAGGAGAATGAGGAATGAGTGTTGGTATGTACGATATGGATATGGCGACTTACACTCTAGTCCCATTCAATCTCGAACTAATGAAACTCTCTGCCTATTATAAGAAGAAGCGGGAGGTAGTTATACTATCTCCCTCTTTTACTCCAGAACGGCATCAGAAATTTATTTTGAGAAAAGATTTCGATGATGGAAATTTTCCAATCGGTTTGGAAAAAGTCCCAAACTTGGAATACGGTGGTTATGCCTTTTCAAATGGAATCTATATTCCAATGGCTCCAGAAATTGAAATGATGCGGCCAGATACTTCGCTATATGATAATATGGAAAAAACTATTATGGCAGCCAAAGGACGAGATCAACGAAAAATTTTCCAGAATATGATGGAAGCAGAACATTGTCGTATTTCACTTGATGGAAAAACAATTTGGGAAGATTATCCCAAGCAGTTTAAATTTTTGAAGACCGCGCGCAATCTGATGTTTCATGACTATGACCTCGGCGCAATCGAAGGCGGATTTGATGAAGTTAAGAGATTGCTCGCGCGGGCGCGCACGGATGGATGGGCAACAAGGGTTGGCATGAAATTTCCAGTAACCTGTACAAAAGGATAGGACTTACTTAATTGGATTTCTATAAAACCTAATAGCACTTTTTATTCGCTTCGGTACGATGGAGTAATAGACAGTGATGCCTTCCCAGACTTTATAGGCATCGTGCGTGAAAAGGCAATATATAAACAATTGGACTACTATATTACTGCGTCTTCAACTAATCAAAAAGAGTTTTTAGATAAATATCTTCAGCAAGTTTTTCGACAAGTCGTAAAAGCACGTAGCTATAGGGTTTTCTTTTCACTTAAATATGAGGAAAATTTCTTTATTGACAGTAGATGGGAACGAGTCTTAGATTTGTTCAATTTTTATCATAATAGTATGAAGCATTTGCCTCAATCGGTATACTTTAAAAAGATAAGTAAAGATACATTATTTGACTTCGCAAAAGCCACTTATGATGATTTGCCTGCTTATTATAGAAAGGCTATGACCAAACAAGAAATACGAGAACTATTTGCTTTTGTCAGAGAAGAGAATCCTGCTCTTTTTGAGGACTTTTATAAGTTTAATGTTAGTAGTATGGAGGATTGAAAATGTCAAAAGATATTAGAATTAGAATAAATGAGCTATCCAAGGAAGCGGAAAGTCTCATTGACCCAACCACCTTTGTGCTAAATCCACGAATTGGTGAAATTAATCAAGAAATCGAAGAATTGCAAGCCAAATGCCAACACCATTTTGTTGAGGGTATTTGCGAATTTTGTTACCTGGAGGCAGTTAATGAATAATATTATTGTTGTAAAAAGAGATGGTACTGAAATGCCATATGACAGCAATAAAATTTTTCATGCTGTCATGAAAGCAATCAAGGAGGTTGATGGTGATATCAGTAGAGGATATCTCGCAGCCAATATTGCCAAAAGTGTGGATAGTTATATGGAAGAGCACATGGTTGAATGTATCACCGTTGAAGAAATCCAGGATTTGGTGGAAAATCTGCTAATCTATCCAGGTAACTATCCAGAAATTGCGCGAGCTTATATTCGTTATAGATATAAGAGAGAGCTGGCGCGAAGCAATTACAAAGAACTAATGGATACAGTTGGCGAAAAGCTAAGTGCAGCCAATGTTCAAAACCAAAATGCTAATGTTGACGAATATTCATTTGGCGGCCGTATGGGCGAGATGAACAGTGCTGTCGCGCGCAAGTATGCACTTGAATATTTAGTCAGCCCAATGGCACGTAAGAATCATGAAGAGAATATGATTTATATTCACGACCTAGATAATTACGCCGTTGGTTCTCACAATTGCTTAACCATTCCTTTTGATAAATTGTTAGAAGAAGGTTTTAACACTCGTCAGACCGATGTGCGCCCAGCACAGTCTGTATCTACTGCATTCCAATTGGTTGCAGTTATCTTCCAGTTACAGAGTTTGCAGCAATTTGGCGGCGTTAGTGCAAGTCATCTTGACTGGACTATGGTCCCTTATGTGAGAAAAAGTTTTACCAAACATTTGAAAGATGGTATGAGGTATTGCGAAGGCAAGTCTGAATACAAATTAGAACGTTTTGATAGATGGTTAAAAAATACCAGAGAGGGCTGTGAGAATGGCGCAATTTGTTTTCATAATACTGAGTTTAAAGAACTTCACCCCGAAGCCTGGACCTATGCTCTCGAAATGACAGAACGCGAGGTATATCAAGCGGTTGAGGCCATGTATCATAACCTTAATACACTTCAATCACGTAGCGGCAACCAGCTTCCATTTACCTCTATAAACTATGGAACCTGCACTTTACCCGAAGGCCGCATGGTAACTAAGGCGCTGCTTGATGTATCTATCAAAGGTATTGGCGCGCTACATAAAACATCTGTATTCCCTTGTGGAATTTTCCAGTGTATGAAAGGAGTAAACCGTGAACCAGGAGACCCTAACTACGATTTGTTTCGACTTGCTTTACGCTCAACTGCTCAAA